CGCCAAGGCTCGGTCGCTCCAGCAAACCGAGAAGAACATCATTCGCCTGGTCAAGGCGTGGAACGGTGAGATCGTCGAGCTCCAGGACATCGAGGACTTCGTGACCTATCCGACGACCTTCGATGTTCGCAACCTGGCCGACGAAATGGACAACGCGCAGCGCCTGTCGCTGATGAACGCGCCGAAGAAGCTGCGCCAGATGCAGATGGAGCGCCTTGCCCGTAAGATGTTCCCGCAGGCGACCGACGAGGAAATGAAGAAGATCGTTTCCGACATCGAGAACGACTGGCTCAAGGAACAGGAAGTCCCGACGCTCGGCACTCCTGGCGGCGGTGGTGCTCCGGCGCCGGCGAAAAAGCGCGCTGGACCCAAGAAGGGTCAGCAGGGCGAGAACAACAAGCCCGCGGACAAGACCGTCTAACTAACCTCATAGGCACAGTCATGTGTTTCCTGCTGGCCGATTTGTGGCTTGTGGCTCGATGTGCATGTGTGCTATATTGCATGCAGTTAGCACACCATTTTCAGTAAAGGTTTTCGATCACATGACACTCAAGGGACACCTCAATTCGTCGACCCGCATGCACGGCGTCCGCATGACTCCGAGCGAGCTTCGCGTCGGCCGGCTGCTTCGTGCGCCGGAAGGTCACGACGACGACGAAGGCGGCGAAACCGACGAGCAGAAGGCGGCCCGCGAAGCGGCCGAAGCCGAAGCTGCCGCTGCTGCCGAAGCCGAGAAGAACAAGACCAAGACCGCCGAGGAAGCCCAGGCTGCCCTCGAAGCCGCCAACGAAGAGCTCGAACAGCTCCGCGCCAAGGTGAAGGAGTTCGACGGGATCGACGCCGCGGCCGCTCGCGAGAACGCGAAGAAGGTCGAAGCCGCCGAGAAGGCCGCCAAGGAAGCCGCTGCGGCTGCCAAGAAGGCCGAGAAGGAGCGCGCCCAGGCCGAGAACGATGTCGAGAAGCTGCGCAAGATCCAGCAGGAAGAGCACGAAGCGGCGATCGCTGCGATCGTTGCCGAGCGCGATGCGGCCCGCGAGGAAGCGCAGACCGTCCAGAGCCAGCTGACCCGCGTGCGCACCGAGAATGCCTTCAACGGCTCGAAGTTCATCAACGAAGAGACGATCCTGACCGGCCAGAAGGCCCAGCGTCTGTTCGGCGATTATGTCGAGGTCGAGGACGGCGTGACCGTGGTCTACGACGCGCCCCGCGGCGATGCCAAGCGCGCGAAGGTCATGGACAGCAAGGGCAACCCCCTGCCGTTCAACGATGCGATCAAGAAGGTCATCGAGGCTGATCCCGACAAGGACTCGCTCCTGAAGTCGAAAACCAAGCCTGGCGCCGGCTCGAAAACCGTCGACGGCAAGACCCCCGAACAGGCCAAGGGCGATCGCCTTTCACGCCTGTCCCAGGGCCTCGCCAAGCTGCGGGAACAGAACGGCCGATAAAAACTTTGGTCCGAGTGCATGTGTGTTATTGCCTATGCACTCGGACTTTGGTATTATGGTCGCCGTAAACAACCAAACGAGATTTTGAAGGAGTCCGTGAATGCCCCTGCTTCGTGTTGAAGCCGAGAAGCTCTCGAACAACATCCTGGAGCAGGGTGTGATCGAGGAGATCATCGACAACGATGCCATGTTCGCCCTGATGCCGTTCAAGAAGATTGTCGGCAAGGCGTATGTCTACAACCGCGAGAAGACGCTCTCCGAAGCGGACTTCCTCGATCCCTACGATGTCGTGAACGAGGGCGGCGCCGATTTCGACGAGATCGTCGCGAAGCTGCGCATCCTCGCGGGCGATGTCGACATCGACAACTTCCTCGACGAAACCATGTCGGACACCAACGACCAGACTGCGATCCAGATCGCGTCGAAGGCGAAGGGCATGCAGCGCAAGTTCCAGCGCACTCTGGCGATCGGCGACGCAACCGCCAACGCCAAGGAGTTCGACGGTCTCGCGAAGCTCGTCGATCCGAGCCAGGTCGTGGCTGCCGGCGCCAACGGTGCGGCTGTCACCTTTGAAATGATCGATGCGCTCCTGCGCATGGTTCCGCTCGGCGCCGACGCGCTCATCATGCGTGGCGGCACGCACGACGCGCTTCTGTCGCTCCTCCGCTCGCTCGGTGGCACGACTCCGGAGCATGTCACGCTTCCCGGCTCCGGCCGTGAGCAGAATGGCGGCCGCGCGCTGACCGTTCCGGCTTACCGCGGCGTTCCGATCATCGTGAACGACTTCCTGCCGGGTGATGTCGACCAGGGAACTGCGCCGAACACCTGCTCGATCTTCGCGGCTCGTTTCAACGAGAGCGACGGTCTGCACGGCCTCTACGGTGGTCCGGCCGCGGGTATCCGCGTCCAGCACATCGGTCCTGTCCAGAACAAGGACAGCGAGCGCTACCGCCTGAAGTGGTATTGCGGCACCGCGCTGAAGAGCACGAAGTCGCTGGCCCAGCTGAAGGGTGTCACCAACATTTAACCTGTCTGCATGCGTGACAACACGCATGCAGTGCAGTAGAAGTGCCCTGGGAGGGGCGGTGGCCTCGGCTGCCGCCCCTTTCTTTTTCAGAAGGAAATGAAGTCAATGAAGGTTCGTATCGCATCCAAGGGTTGGGAGACTTACACCGGCCCGCTCGGTCAAGGCGCCGTCTTCGAGAACGGTGAAGCCGAGCTCAATGAGCGCCAGGTTCGCCGCATCGGCGCGTCTCTCATCCTGGTCGACGAAGACGGCAACCAGGTTGGTCCCGCCGCGATCACCGCCGGCAATCGCCACACCGCTGCCCCCGTCATTACTCCGCTCGCCACCGGCGAAGAGATCGAGGCTGCCGAAGCCGTCGAGAAGCAGAAGCTGATCGAGGAAGAGCAAGCCCGCAAGGCTCTCGAAGCCGCGGCTCTCGAAGCTGCGCGTGCGAAGGCTGCCGAGGAAGCTCGCTCGATCACCTACACCCGCCAGGAGCTCGAAGCTGTCGGCGCGAATGACGGTATCGAAGGTCTGCGCGAGATCGCGGAACCGCTCGGCGTGAAGGGTCGCGGGATCACCGAACTGGTGACCAACATCCTCAACGCGCAGGCGAAGAACGCGGCCAAGTAACCGATGACCCAGCAGCTCACCGCCGGCAAGGCCGGCAATATCAACATCACCCTCGTCGACGATAACGGCGCCGCCGTCCAGGCTTCGGCGGTGAGCTGGACTCTTTACGACGAGGCTGGGAACGAACTGTTCACCGGCACCGTCGCTGGCTTCGTTGCCAACGCGGCTGTGGCGACCGTTGCCCTGACCGATGTGCAAACGACCATCACGACGCCCACCGCAGCGCGTGAGATCATTCTTAGCTGCACGACGACCGCTGGTGAGGTCGAGGTTCGCGAAGCGTTTCTGATCGTCTCTAGCGCGCCCCTGCAGGTCGCGGTGAACAGCTTTCAGACCGCAACCGAGACCGTGCTGACTCGCAGCGAGTTCGCGAAGCTCGATGGCTGGGACCGCGCGACCAAGCAGATGCAGCGTGCCGCGATGATCGAGGCATACCGGCGCATCCTTCGCGTCCAGCTGCAGCTTCATGCCGTGCCCGACACCTACAACCGTGTCGCCTGGTTCGAGCGGAAGGTTCCCCTCTCCCGCCTGTCGGCCGACGAGTTCAACTCGCTGCCGGAGGGCTTCAAGCGCGCCGTCAAGCGTGCGCAGCTCGTCGAGGCGAACATCCTTCTCGGCGGGGATAAGGTCGGCGACAAGATCAAGGCCGGCATCGTGTCCGAGACCATCGGCGAGAGCTCGATGTTCTTCAACTCGAAGCCCTACCTGAACCTGCCGATCTCGAAGCAGGCTTATGAAGAGCTCAAGAGCTATGTCCGTCTGGTGGTCGAGGTGGCTCGCGCGTGAGCTTCGACATCGCGGCCTTCATTGACCAGGCGGGCGAGCGCTACGCGAACTTCCTGAACATCCTCCGCTCCCAGGTGGATGTCGTGATGCGACGCGGACCCACCGACCAGCAGCTGCGCGATGAGGCTGTCGCGGTAGCCAGCGGTGCTGCTCGCCAGTGGGCCGGCTACGAGCAAGGTCTGCTCAATGAAGCCGCAATGGGTGTCGCGCTCCACGCGTGGCAACAGGCGCACGAGGATATGGAGCTCCCGATCCCGACCGCGCTTGAAGATCACCTGGCCTTCATCTTCGAGTCCGTGGCCTACATCACCAGGCTGCTCGCCGCCCAAGCGGACAGGGATGTCGTCGCAATGGCCCAGCTGATCCGCAATAACGCCATGCGGGTCGACCTGAACATGCGCGCCGGACAGACCGCGAGCCAGGCTGCGTCCGCGGTGCTCGCCGAGGACAACAGCAACCCCGCGTTCCGCTTCACCGACCGCACCGGCCGGAACTACAAATCGAGCAAGCACATCCGCGATGTCGTCCGGCAGAGCCTCGTGAACATCTACAACGAGGTCTACATGACGGCTGCGTTCGAGCACGGCCACGACACGGTGCAGATCACGCACCCCGACCAGAACTACAAGTGGTTCGGAAAGGATGTCGCGATCGTCTCCGGCCGAGATCTACCCACCTTCTACGAGATCCGTGACGAGGTGTTCCACCCGTCGACGGAGGCTCGCGTCACCCTGCAGGCATAGGAGCTCACGATGTTCATTCCCAACCAGACCGCGCTCCTCCACCGCAAGATCGGACGCAATGTCTTCGGCAAGGTCACCTTCGCGGCGCCGGTCTCGATCGGAGTCTCGATCGTCACCCTCGACGAGAAGGTTGAGCAGAGCGCGATCCGAGCGGACAGCAGCGCATCGCACGCGGCGTCTGACATCACGGCGCTCAAGGCGAAGCTCCTGGTCGAGGGCGAGGCAACGATCGCCGAGGACGATGTGATCGAGATCCTGGGTCAGAAGGTCCAGGTGGCCGGCATCGAGCCGCGTGCGAATG